GGTAATCTAGTGAAAAGTTAGAAGTTGTACCCCATACGGCTAAGAATGCTCCGATAGATAATACGGCTGGATTTTTCATATTCATTTAGTTGCTCCTAGTAGTGGGATATTAAAGAACGAACCATCTTCATCGCCTTTGCTAGTGAAAGATATGTGGCAATGATGATCGTGCTTATTGATGCCTGTATAAGGCTTCCAACGCCATAACGATTTAGCACTGGCAATTTGACCTGCGAAGATGATGTAAGAGATGCGCTTATCAGTCTTTGCCAAGAGACGAAGTTGATCTGCCACATCGGGCATGATGTCTGGCTTTGGCTTGCCGGATAGATCGCGGTCAACGTCAATGGCACGAACCCAGCCTTGCTCATCTGGATTATGGTCAGACTTACGAGTTGCGTGTTTACTATCGCCGAGCCAGCCATCGCTGGTCCTATCACGATCGCCGAAGCAGTCATCGAACTGTTCACGAAGTTGGATTGCAGCCTTACTTAGTCTTGGCTTCATCTGCCTTAACTTCTTTAGACGCTTGCTCGGCATCATAAGCAGACTTTAAGCCTGACCAAGTTGATCCATCTGCGTTGTTAATAGTTACGCAGTCTTCTCCTAAAGAATTCTTATATATTTCCATTTTTATAACTCGCAACCTGTGAATAGAATGTAACCATTAGCACCAGTCATAGTCATTTTAACTGGTTGGTTTTGGACAATTGTAGGAGAAGCAGCAGTCGTTGTTACTGTAATACTTGACTGTTGTCCGCCTGAGTTGTAAGCAATAGCCGTTGGAGTTCCTGATGTAAAGCCTGAGTTATAAAGCGTGAAATCAGATAAAGCAGAAATTGTAATTCCTGTTGGGCGAACGCGTGGAGTTACAGGCATTGGAACAAAGAATTGACTTCCAGTTGTTGAATATGCAAATCCCAATAAATCTAGGATATTTCCGCCAAGACTTGTTCCAGTCATCGCTGGCAAGTAACGCTGGCAAGCAGCCAATTCGCCTTGCTTAGTTCCAGTAGCAGTTTGGAAGTTTGATACCTGAGATGCCGCCTCTAATTGCACGCCCCATATATCAAATGTAATAGCGGCAGTTGAAGAAGTGCTAAAAGGATAAGCAGATAAATATCCTGAAGTGCCAATAGTTTTACCGCTTATAGATGGGACTGCAATAGTTGTTGAATATCTTGTCCAGGTTGTAGTTAGGGTTTGATTTGTGCCATAGGTATAAACAGTTGCAGAACCGCCAGAGCCAAAATTTTGCTCAATAATTGTTTGAACGCTTAAAGTGCCGCTATCAATTTTCGCCCAATAAGACAAAGTAACTGTTTGACCTGCAAAAGTACGGACATCTTCAATTTTCTGTTGAAGTGAAGAATAAGTACCGCCGGCAGATTTAGCCATGCGATAAAAATAACTTCCTTCGTAACCTGCAACTGGCGCTGTTCCAGCGGTGAAAGTTTGGCGGCTCTGTGTAACAGTTGCGTTAGTATCGCCGTAAAATCTATCAGCAAGATAGCCATAAGTGGCAAGTGTTGTACCGCGTTGCCAGATGCCAAAGTCACCGTTAATAATGGCGTTCTTACCTGCTGAGTTCTGAGCAGACTGAAGCAGGTTAATAGCCCCGCCGACATCGTTCATGTTGGTCGCGGTTAAGATATCGCCTGTGGCGTAGTTTACCTTGCTTGGGAATGTTGCCATCTATTTATTCTCCTAATACGCCAATACAGATGTGCCTATTATACCCTGAACCGCGCTGTCGAGCGTGAAGCCGTCGGTAATTGGTTCGAGAGTGGTAACTGTAACTTGCATCTGGTTTGGCGTGATATTCCAGTCAAGTCCTTGGCATTGAAGTGTTTTAACTATTGTAGATCCATCGGGTTGGATATTGGTGATTTTTAGCGGCTGGAAGTATTCAAGCCCTAGCATTGTGCCAGTTGGAACTGCTGTGTCTAGAAGATCGACAGTCATTGCATCGATGCGGATAGTTGTTTCAGCTCTAGTTGCCACATAGATGCGAGCGACATTAAGCGCATCTGCATCTGTCTGCATAATTAGATTGGTTTCGTTAGTTTGGTGTGAAAAGTATTTAACGATCGAATCTGCATTCTCAGCCAATTGAGCAGATCCGCCAACCCGGGTCATTGAAGCGGAGTTGATGATCAACTTATCATCGAAGGCAAAGACCAAGTTCTTGTACGGAATGCCGCCAGTTTGATTAAACTCGATTGGAGTTGCACTAGCTGAAGTGATCGTATTCGTGCGGTTCTTAAATACTGCTGTGCCAGATGAGTTGATGAAGAATGCGCCCTGTTCTGAGTAAGCAGCATTGAGCAAGGCACCGAGAGAAGTTCTAGACGTTCCGGGATCGGCCACGCAGGTCGTATTACCAGTATCGATCTGACGCATATTTGACGGATAATTGACTTGGTTCAAGATTGCGCTTACGCGTGTGCCTGTGTCCTGTCCTGCCGTTGCGCTGGCCACTGTCGTAATTGAAGCCTGTTGCATAAGGCGAAACGCGTCATTACAGACAATATCGACATAACCAGTATCTTGATTTTGAGGATAGGTATATCGATACTCGGTTGTATAGCCTGAATATAGGAAATAAGAAGTGCCAGCGTAGGTAGCGGCAACGCGCAGCTTGCGAAGCGGCGTTAGATAGCCATAATAAGGCGAATTGACGTTTTGTGGGTTAAAGTAACTAAGAGGATCAAGAACCCGGACTGTGGCCGTTCCTGCCTCGTATTGATCGCGCATGATATTGCGGCCGCGTCTAATGCTGATCGAATAAACATCTGGAGTTAGGTCAACGACTGGTTCTGTGGGACTGGACTCTGCTAGTGTGCCTGTTCCTAAAAGTCCGTACTTGGCGTCGCCCAAAGTCATTGTATAGCCAAAGGTTGCACCGCTTGAGAAATCGAACGAGACGCTAATCTCTGCTGGTAGTGCCATTATCCGAACTGGCTCTGCAATCTTTCTAGGGCAATGATCTTGCCTGATAGATAGTTATTGGTCTGAACCTTAGTGACTGCTCCAGTTATTTCTTGACCATCAAGGGTGACGATGACGCTTACATCTGGCGCATTGTTTTGGCCATAGGTGAAGTTGCCTTGAGATCCTGACTCTAATGGATAGATGCCTTGCGGATTACCCATAGCGGCTGGCACATTTGTAGCAGGAACGCCGGGTTGAATACTAGCAATAAGGCGAACTTGAGCCTCAAGCATATCGAGATAAGACTTCCAACCGCTAAAAGGGTTTTTAGCATCTGGCAAGTTAGCAAGGTAAGCGGCTAGTTGCTGAGATAGTCCTTGAGACTTGGCAAGTTCTCCAGCAAGTTTAGAAGCCTCGGCTGAGTTACCAGTAAGAATTGCTAGTTGCAGTTCTAGGCGAGATCTTTCCTCATCGGTAATCTTGCCCTTAAGAGCTGCAATAATTCCTGCTTGCTGAATATCGAAAAGAGTTCCAGCCTTCTGAAGCGCTGTCTGCTCTTTGATTGCCGCAGTCTGCGCTTTGGTTGTCTTTAGTAATGCAGCGCGGTTCTTTGCTGCTGCTTTCTCTGCTGCTGCCTTAGCGAGTTCTGCTCCGATTGCTGGAGTTATCCCAGAACCAATCTTGCCTCGGTTCATCTCCGCTTCGCCAATAGCCTTGAATTGACTAAAGTTGCCAGATAGCAAAGCCTTTGCTTGGCCCAAGCCAACGCCAAAGCGACGAATAAAAGTTTCTAAAGCAGTTGAAGCCTTTTCAATTAGTCCAATAGTATTTTGTAAGCCACCAGAACCACCGCCGCCAAGGGCTGAGAGTGCATCGAGCAAGCCTCTGCCGATTGCTTCTTGAGCGTTCTTGGCTGCAACAGTTAACTTATCTAATGAGCCTGAATAAGTGTTGGCTGTAAGTTGAGCCTGTCCACCGAATAGATCGTTAATTCGAGACTGGACTTCCTCAAAGGACATGGCTTTGAGTTGTGCCTGAGTTAATCCAATGCCGTACTTAGCAAGTGCGCGAGTCTGACCGACATAACCCTTGCTCAAGTCTCCTGCAACGCTTAAAACATCGGAGCCACTAGCTGCTGCCAGATCCAACGCGGTACGAAGTAATGACTGGCTCTTGGCTACATCGCCAGTAGTTGTTAATAGTCTTTGATATGCCGGGCGAAGTTGATCATCAAGGACGCCAAATTGCTTTTCTAAGTCAGCAATAAAGTTTTTAACCGCAGGATCGGCAAAGGCCAGTCCTAAGTTATCAAGTGACTGGGTTAGAACTCTGTCTGCTTTATCGTCAGCTGCAAAAGCCTTGGCTGCATTAAACCCGCCGCGACCTAAACGTTGAATGGTAAATAAGCCAAGATAAGACTTAGCTAATGTCTTTACCTGGTTGTTAAGCCCAATGGTTGCCTTGGCTGCATCTGAAAGGGCTTTCTTGCCAGAAAATACCGTTGCAATATCTACTTTTAAGTCAGCCATTATTTACCATCTGTCCTTGCGTTAAACTCGTTTGCTGAGTTCTGAATGGCTTTAGCCACTGCACCAACGGCTTTGCCTTGATCTTCTGAAAAGGCTCTGAAGATTACGCGGCCAGTCATCTTGCGAGTTGCTCGACCTACT